GTATCTTTACCAAATACCATTTCCGTACAATTCACTGAGTAAATCTAGGTAGCTTGCTCCAGTGTTTGTGTCTTGTACGAAGACTGTTTGTTTTCCGATTTAGGTCGGATTACTGTTTGCAGTACCTCCAGTAATTCCAGGTAGCTTGCTCCGGTTTGGGGGATCCATCGACCGTGGTCTAATCACCCGCTCGAACATCATTCCATTCTTGCCATCTTCTTCTCACATGGCGAAAGAATCCTCAAGTGGTTTTTCCACTAGAGTTACCTCCCGCTTAGACGCAATTGCCGAAGAGCGGGAGATGGACGAATTCTTAGATTTCGTCACAAAATCACCCATCAAACAAAAGATGTGTTGTGATATTCCTCTGAAAAATTCAGAGATGCTTTCATTCGTCAATTTAGTGACGAAAGAATCAAAAAGTTTCTTAAGTTTATTTAAGAAAATTCCCGTTTACACGAACCACCCGTTGATATCGGTCATATATATACCGGTGGTTTTAAACGATGCTCCTGGGGTTCTAGATGTTGCACTAGTGAATCCAATAACTAGGGATCGACGGGAGATTTTATGCAACTGGCCTCTATCTAAGGCTGTGCTAGTGATGACGAATTGGACTAGGTCTATCGCTAAAGGGGCTGAGTTGAATCTCGCCTATGAAGTCTCCAATACTCAAGTTAAACTTGATCAACAAATAGGGAGATTCCGGATACTTTGGGCAGATGTCCCAAGTTCCAAGCAGATCTACGAGAAGGAGAGACCTCCTATGATCGTGGATCTTGAAGAAACTGGTTGCACAATGCATCAGTATTCTGATCAGACGCTTTTGCAGTTTGTCAATGCCACGATGGTATCAGGGGTGCGTAAACCACGTGAAGATCGTAAATTATTGCGATTGAAATCCTTGAGGACCGGATTTGAAATAGAACCGGCTCAAGACGACGAGGCTGATGAAGGGAAGAAAGGACCGATTATCGTTCCGTCAGCCCCGGAGGAACTCCACCGCCCCTTCGTAATCGAGGGAGAGGGAGTGATCGGTGGTCCGATTATGACCGTGATTGAATTCGAGGATATAGCTTGGCACTTAGGTGACCAGTAAGACTTTGAGAATCCGAGAGCGGTCAGACTCGGACGCCAGAGTCTGTGATGAATCTGTTTTGGTAGCTGGAGGATATAGCTGAGTAGGTTTTCCTATCTCGTAAGACTTTGACAGCTTGAACATGACAGAGTAAATCGCGGATTTACTCAATTCGTTGAATTGAATGCTCAAAATGAATGCTCCACAAAATAAGGGAAAGAAGAAGCAAAATGCTCGCACCACTCAGTTCGCTCAACGTAGAGCTGCAGCAGCTCGCGGTGAGATTGAAACTAGCTCGCGCAATATAACTGCGCGAAGTGGTGGTCCACCAGTTCCTCGCTCCATACGCACGGAGTGGGAGTTGGTAGGTCCTTCTGTGGGTGCCCGTTTAATTCAGGGGCCTCACAACGAGGTCGTCAAGGGAGAGGCAGTTGCCTCTTCGACGACCGCTGGTCAGTACTTTTCTATACAGATTAGTACTTACCTCGAGAAATTTCTCGAGATGGGAGTTCAATTGAACTCTATGACCGTACTCTGCGCATCTTTGCAGGGTAGCGGTATCGTTTGTTTGACTCACAAGTTTACCACTTGTGAGGCAGCAATATCCACCCTCAGTGGACTTAGGTTCAGAGAGGGTAGGCGACTTGGTTTCCAAGTTTTGCCTCCTAGCGACACTGTCGCTGGGGATGTTGCCTCGAATGTCAGACTTGTTTTTAAGTTTGACAAAGCATTCGAAGCAAATGCTCCGCTAATAGAGCGGAAAGTGTGGGTTTCAACGTCTCGGTTGCCCGAGATTATGATTCCCGCAAATTTACTAGTCCCTGATGAGGACTAATGAAAATCCTATTGGGTCGTTGACGTTGTCAACGAGTTAACTACGATGTCGGCCCTAGGACATCTATCGAGTTAACGACGATCGCTTTGCGATTATGCTTCATTTTTTCTTTCGAAAAAATGAAATGACCCTTAGGGGCC